CATCAACTTCAAAATTGTACCAAATTTCCCCTTTGAAAATTTTTTCGAATTTTTTGGTACAAAATCTAGCACTTGACGGATAGTACCAAATATGGTACAATTAAAATGAAGGAGGTGAGATAATGGTCAAGTCAAAGAAGCTAATTTTTAATCAGTCTGGTAAGTACTATGGAATCAAGGTTTGTATCCCCAATGAATGGGCATCGTTTTTAAACATAACAAAAGAGGAACCTGACGTAATCATGGAATTATTTGATAACTCAATAATAATTAGGAAGGGGCACAGCGATGGCAAAGCGTAGAAGATTAAAGAAAGCATCATCAACATTAAAAGAATACCGTAAGCAAAGATCGCGAGTATTAGCAACGGTAAGGCGTTACGAAAAGCAAGGCTTATACGTTAACTTTGTAGTACCTAATATACCTAAGCGTATAACTCAAGCATCTGTAAGAAGGCTATCCAAAATAACACCAAAACAGATACAGCAAAAAACCTTTAAATTAAACGAATACGGGGAAATAGAAGCGTCTTATTACCAGTTTAAAAAGGAACAAAGAAAAAAGAAAATAATATCAACACCCAACACAATAGCAATGCCATCTGAATCTGACATGGTAATATCAAATTTTAGAATTTATATATCAGAATTTAACGATGTTGCTAATGCTATAATAAATGATTGGTTAAATCGCTTGTTATTTAAATACACAAAAGAAGAGGTCGCTAAAATGATACAAGACGCTGGAGAAAGCGGAAAACTTATAGGGTACAAAATGACCTACGAAACAGACAAAATTTTGACCGCTTTATCGTCTATGCTAGATTTAATGGATTTAGGGGTGTTGGAAAGAGAACAACTAATAGAATCTTTGGAATATCAAGAAAATTATGAAATATAAAAAGTTAGGTGGGTAAAAAAAATGCAATGCAAGTTAAAAAATTTAATTGTTACGCATGTGATTTTGAGACCACTGTTTATGATAATCAGGAGTATACAGAGGTTTGGTCAGCGTGTTGGGTGCAACTATTTACTAATGACGAACCAGAAATTGTTGGGAGCATAGAACATTTTTTTATGAAAATGTTTGATTTGCCCGGTAACAACATATTATTTTTTCACAACCTTAAATTTGATGGCTCGTTTATAGTGGACTATTTGATTAGAGGACATTATACATTTAACAGAGTGCCAGAAAAAGAAATGGAAAACAATCAATTTAAAACAGCAATATCGGAAAGAGGTCAGTGGTACAACATAATAATAAAAAAAAATAATCGAATTATAGAGATTAGAGACTCATTAAAATTATTACCGTTTACATTAAAAAGAATAGGCGAGGCCTTTGAAACAACTCATAAAAAATTGGAAATGGAGTACAAAGGATATAGGTATAAAAACTGCCCGATTAAAGAAAGCGAAAAGAACTATATTAAAAATGATGTGTTAGTTTTAAAAGAGGCATTAGAAATTATGTTTAACGAGGGTCATAACTCAATTACAATAGGTAGTTGCTGTCTCAAAGAATTTAAATCGTTTTATGACAAAATAGATTACAGCAACCTATTTCCAAATCTATATGAAATTGAGATAGACGATAAATACGGGCAGGAGAATGCTGGCGAATACATCAGGAAATCTTATAAAGGAGGTTATTGTTATTTAAAACCTGAGTACGCTAATAAAATAATAAAAGGAGGGCTGACATTAGACGTTAACTCTTTATACCCTAGTATGATGCACTCTATTTCTGGCAATTTTTATCCTACAGGAAGACCGAGGTTTACATCGGATTATGGCGAATTTAAAGAAAAGGTGAAGAAATCGGAAAATTTTTTGTATTTTGTAAGATTTGAATGTAGATTTAAAGTTAAAGAAAACTACTTGCCTACTGTACAAATAAAAGGAAACATGTTGTATAAAGGCACCGAATATTTAACTACATCTGACATTTATTATAAAGGAGAATATCACAGATATTATCGCGATTTAGAAAACAATGTAAAAGAGGCTAAAGTTGTCTTGACTATGACACGTCCAGATTTTGAAACATTTTTTGAGCATTACAATGTTTATGACTTTAAGTTTTTAGATTGTTGTTATTTTTTTAAGCAGAAGGGAATCTTTGACGAATATATAAATAAGTATCGTGATATAAAAATGACGTCAAAGGGGGCAAAACGGGAGTTAGCAAAACTTTATCTTAACAATTTATACGGTAAAGAGGCAAGTAGCACAGACAGCAGTTACAAAGTACCTTACATAAATCCAGACAAAAATTGCCTCAGCTTTAATCTGGTTGAAGAGAAAGAGAAGACTCCCGGGTATATAGCGATAGGCAGTTACATAACATCCTACGCACGTAATTTTACAATAAAAGCCGCACAGAAAAATTATGATAATTTTATATACTCAGACACCGACTCAATACACTTAACTAAATGCACACCAAAATCAGTCAGAATACACGACAAAAACTTTTGCTGTTGGAAAAAGGAATCTGAATGGGACAAGGGGTTATTTGTCAGACAAAAGACCTATATAGAGAGAGTGACAAAAGAAGATAAACCGTGTAAGCCAAAAATAGAAATAAAGTGTGCAGGTATGTCTGATAGAGCAAAGCAAAATTTTTTATCAGAGTGTAAAATGGAGGATTTTAAAATAGGACTTAGAGTAAAGGGAAATCTAAACGCAAAAAGAATCAAAGGAGGAATCGTGCTGGTAGAAAGTTTTTATGAAATGCGAAAATAAACTTGACGTATTGTACATAATATGTTACAATAAGGTTGTAGCAAAAATACTGTATAAAATTAAGAAAAGGAGAACTAAAAATGAAAAAAATCACAAGAAGTATTATCACACACTCTGTGTCTTTTGCTGAGGTAAATGGCACAAATCTGGAAGTTTTTGAAACTAGGGAAATGGCTAATAAGCCGGGAGCCCGCATGATCCAGCAGTTATCAAAAGAAAGAAAGAAACAGGTAGTCGTAATTTCAGACGTGCCTATTGAACGTAAGTACTCAATGGACGTTGATACTTTTATGAAGTATGCAGAGGTAGAATATAACGAATTTAGTGATGAAGAAATTGAGAATGAAGATTAAACCGATTTTGAGAACAATAAAATTAATGTCTATTAAGGAGGAATAAAAAATGGGAAACTCAGAATATAGTGCAAAAGTAGTAGAATCAACAAGAGAATTAACAGGGAAAGAAAGAGTGGCTATAAAAATGTTTAATGACGCGCATCAGCTTGATGAAGTTACACAAAATTCCGAAGAGGGTGTTTTAATTAACATTGATTACGTAGCAACAGTAGCTGTTCACAATGAAAAAAGTGATACTAAAGACTACAACAAATATATTTATGTAGACAAGGACGGTACAATGTATGTGTCAGGATCAGAAACACTGTATCGGACTTACAACGAAATAGCCGAAGAAATGGAAAATGAAGAGGAAGACTGGGCTATTAAAGTAATTAGGAAAGAATCATCCAACTACAAAGGGAAAGATTTTTTAACTTGTGTAATCGTATAAAAATATGCCTCGGAAACGGGGCTATTTTTAAATGTTTCATGTGAAACATTTTATAATGAAGGAGTATAATATGTATTATGATGGCACAAAATTATTATCATTGAATGACGCTGATGGAAACAAACCAGAAATATATATGTGTGTTGGAAACAGAACCGCAGGAAAGACAGTATTTTTTAAAAGACTTTGCCTAAATAATTTTATCCAAGGTAAAGGTAAATTTATACAGCTATATAGGTTTAATTATGAATTGTCATCCTGCGCTGATATGTTTTTTAGAGATATAAAACCGTTGTTTTTTAACAACGGAGAACTGATAGCTAGGCCAGTAGCCAAAGGTTTGTTTTATGAGTTGTATTACAACGAGCAAAGTTGTGGTTTTGCAATTGCATTAAGTAATGCCGATGCACTTAAAAAATACTCGTCTTATTTTAATGAGGTTACAAATGTTTTTCTGGATGAATTCCAGTCTGAAACGAACCACTATTGTGCAGATGAGATCAAAAAATTTCAGTCGATCCATGTTACTATAGCAAGAGGTCAGGGAAAACAATATAGATACACACGCACCATATTAGCATCAAATAGTGTGACTATGTTAAACCCATATTACAAGTCAATGGGTATACACAAAATGTTGCGTAGTGACACAAAATTTTTAAGGGGACATGGGTGGGTTATGGAGCAGACCTTTAATGAGACAGCCAGTAAATCTTTATCTAACTCAGGTTTTGCAAAAGCTTTTGATGATGGCTATTCTGACTACGCCGCTCAAAATGTATATCTTAATGACAACGATAGTTTTATAGAGCACATCAAAGGTAAATGCAGATATATAGCAACAATAAAACATGGCTCAAAATATTATGCAATCAGGGAGTTTTTTGAGGATGGAATTGTATATGTAAACGATAGCCCTGATATGACATACCCAGTAAAATTAACATTTAAAGCAGATGACCACGAGCAGAATGCACTAATGGTTAGCAAGTCAACTTTTGTTATGCAGTACCTCAAAAAAGTTTTTGAACACGGCCAGTTAAGATTTAATAATCTAGACAGCAAGAATATTATTTTTGATATTTTATCCATATAGGTATCTTTTGATGTAGCTAATATTTAGTGTGACCCGGTAGCACCGTTTAAAACCGGCGGGTCAACTTGTCCGTCTTGCTAACGTGATTTATTAGGCACATCAATTTCAGATACAAAAGGGGCGGGTTTATCCCGCTCCTTTTTTGGTACAAAAGTATTAACTTTCATTTTTTATCGTTTTGTGTTATAATATAGATAGAATAAAAAGGAAGGAGGTCACTAAATGTCCCCGGCTGATGTTGCGAATATGATAGGCAATTATGGTTTCCCGATCGTTTGTTGTGGTGCGATGTTTTGGTATATGGTCAAAAAGGACGCACAACATAAAGACGAGGCCGAAAGTATGCGAAAGACAATCGAAAATAACACATTAGTTATCCAGCAGTTAGTAGACAATTTTAAAAAGGAGTGATTTAAGTGGCAATTTTAACGCGATCAGGTATGGAAAAAATTTTACGCCGCATAATGGAAAGCGGTGGAATGACAGAAGACGTGGAAAGAGACGTGGAACGGCTGAAAGATGATTTTGACGAAAGAGAAGGAATACTAAAAAGGTACGGAGAAACGTATGACGGAGAAGATCAGGATGAATACGAGTATAGTGGGCGTGATGATGTAAACATTTACACTCCCAGAGAAGAGGAAAAAGATTGGAAGAAAGAATATGACGATTTAAAAGCCAGATATATGGATCGTTTTTTCGGGACTTCCGAAGTAAAAGAAGACTTTAACGATACAATAGAAGAAACAGAAGAAGACGTAAAGCGGGACGGAGAAGTCCAGAGCTTTGACAAATTATTAGAAAGAACGGAGGGTTAATATGCCAACTAAACCGAAAGCAACCAAAAATTTAAACGAATTAAATTCTGCCGACATTTTAAATGTAACTCGTAGTGAGATAGGCGGTACATATGCGGATCAGGTGCCAGTGGCGTTAAAAGAGGGAGATACAGTTAACGGAGCTAAAGTTACAAAAGATCAGTCTTTGCAGTCACTTAGAGGTATCGGCGATATTATCATGCAGTATCAGCCATTACAAAACGCCTTTTTAACAAATCTTGTAAACAGGATCGGAAGAGTCATCATAACATCAAGGCTTTACGAAAACCCATGGGCAGGATTTAAAAAAGGATTACTTGAATACGGTGAAACAGTTGAGGAAATTTTTGTAGAAATTGCAAGACCGTATCAGTTTAATCCAGAAAAAGCTGAAACCGATCTATTTAAAAGGAGAATCCCAGACGTACAGGCGGCTTTTCACACAATGAACTACCAAAAATTTTATCCCACAACTGTTAGTAATGACCAGCTTAGACAGGCATTTTTGTCGTGGCAGGGAATTACCGACCTAATTGGTAGAATTATTGAGCAGTTATACACCGGCGCAAACTATGACGAGTTTTTGGTGATGAAATATCTCATCGCAAGATGCGCGCTGGACGGGAAAATATCAACGACAGTTATCCCAACTGTTACAGCAGACAACGCAAGGTCAGTAACTACTACAATGGTAGCATCTGCCAAAAACTTAAGTTATATGTCTGCTAATTATAACTATGCAGGAGTACGCACTTACACAGACCCAAGATATTTGTACACTATTTTAACAACTGAGCTATCCTCAATTTTTGATGTAGAGGTTTTGGCGTTGTCATTTAACATGGACAAAGCGGAGTTGATTGGTAGACAGATTGGGGTAGATGGTTTTGGCACTATTGACGAGGAGAGATTACAGGAGATTTTTGCTGATGATCCAAACACAACTTATACTCCGTTTACAGAGGATGAGTTAAACTCACTTAAATCTATCTCAGGATTAATGGTTGACAGTGACTGGTTTATGATCTTTGATAATTACTACAACATGACCGAGGTGTATAACGCTGAGGGTCTGTATTGGAATTATTTTTATCACGTGTGGAAAACATTTTCCGTGTCGCCTTTTAGCAACGCGATTTTGTTTACAACTATTGCACCAGAGATTACCAATGTTACAATATCCCCAACTTCAGCAACAGTTGCTAAAGGCGGGACAGCACAATTTATTGGTACAGTAGAGGGTAATGGATTAATAAACAAAAAAGGACACTTTAGTATTGCTGGTGCAGTATCCCCCGGAACAAGCATTAGTGATGATGGTCTTTTGATTATTGCGGCAGATGAGACAAAAACATCTTATAATGTTTTATATATAGCTGACGCTGACCAATCTAAAACAGCATCCGCAACAGTAACAATTACAGGTTAGGGGTATAGATATGGCAATCACACCACAATCACGGTTAATATTGATAAACAATACTAGGTTAACTGATTATAAAAATCAGATGGACTTTAAAAATCCGTCTGAGCAATCTCTATACTTTTTATCCAAAAAATATAGAGAGTATAATGATTTCCAGTACTTACGCAGGAATGGTACGATTGCAGTTCCGGAAAATTACGACAATCTTTACGGTTGTGATTATATAATGTTTCAAAACAAAAATTTTGGAACAAAATGGTTTTACGCATTTATACGTAACAAAGAGTACGCAAATGACGATAACACAATAATCACATTTGAGATAGACGTATTCCAAACATGGCAATTTGACATCGAGTATTTAAAGTCATTTATTAGCCGATCTCATCAGCAACAATTTTTGTCAGATGGCACTCCGTGGTTGTCCAATCTTTTCCCGGAGCAAGTGGAATATGGACGTGATTATGTTGTGACTCACACCGAGGTTGTCAGTTGGAATACATATTACGTATTAATGTGCTCAAGTGCTGACCTCACATCAGATTTTGGCGATACTGACAACCCCAACCTAAAATCATCAACTGGCGGCACGTTTGATAAAATGCCCTCAGTATTAGATTATTATGTCATAGATAATTTAAACGATAATCCATCACCAAGGACTGATAGCTTACAAGCAATTTTAGCTGAGCTAAAAGATGTGCCATGGATAACGCAGTGTATCCAATCAATAACGATTGTGCCTGAGGAGGTGGTTGGTAATAACTTTGAGATTGTTAACATGGCATCAGGTAAAAAGATCGGCAGATTGAGAGACGGATATAAAAGCTCAAACTTTATACTAAGTAGTATAGACAATTGGTGGAGTTATTTCCCAAAGTATGACAATTCCAAATTATATAGCTATCCGTACAGCTATATAGAAATGACGGCCTATAATGGCAACCAATTTATTATAAAACCAGAGGCAGTTAATGAGTTGTCAACATTAGAGCTAGGGTTAGTAAATTATGTTGGCGCATCCCCTAGACTTACTTACTATCTTAAGTATTATAATGATTTTGGCGATAATGGTCACGAGTATGACGGCCGACCAGAATATGGAGAGTTTTTAGACGCTGGATTATCAATCGCTAATTTCCCACAACTCCCTGTGACGGTAGACAATTATCTGTTATATATGGCTAATAATGCTAATAGTTTTGCTTTATCAAACAGTATAAACAGTTACAACAAAAAAGAGGCTGTAGTTATGGGTGCGATAGAGGGTGGAGCTGGTGCTATTAGCTCTATACTGTCAGGTAATATTGGTGGTACAATTGGATCAATTTATGGTGGAGCTAAAAGTGCGTATACCGGTGTAAAAAATAGTGAGGTAGCTATCAGACAGCAGATGGCAAAAATACAAGACGCTGAGATTGCACCCCCGACATTAGCAGGTCAGACCGGTGGCGATGCGTTTAACATCGCTAACGGAATAAACGGTATCACGCTCAAGTGGAAAACAATCAGACCCGAGTACGCTGAGAGATTAGAGGAGTATTTTACCAGATACGGGTATGTGCAAAATAAAATTGAGACTGTATCACTCACTGGTAATAAAAACTTTAATTATATACAGACAACCGGTTGCATCCTAGCGGGTAACATACCAAAAGATGATATAGAGATTTTAAAAAATATGTTTGATAATGGCACTACTATATGGCACACTGAGATAGGTAAGTATAATGATAATCCATGGATCGGGGGCTAAACAAAAAATGGCAAGAAAAAATTATAATAAACTGTATGGCTATAACAAGGCTCTGGATGGGTGGAGTAATATGTGGCAAAACAACGTGACATATTTACATTACTACTATTTTTTAAAAGAGCTGGCCATCAATATGTACAAGTGGGATGGGTTGCCTGATACAATTGATCCAAGATTTTTAGAGTTGACGCTTTTTGAAAATGGTTATGGTCTGTATTTTAAGGATGAGATTATAGGGGATTTATTTTTACAGTGTACGATCGGAGGAGAATTGGACGTATATCGTATACCAATTAACCGTATGGCATACAGTGTAAACGGTTATCAAAATTATAAAACCAAAAGTGATTCTGTAATAGTTTTTAACAATTTTTTACGAACCACCACTCATATTGATATCGATATGTTTGCGCAAAAGTTATATAACATAACCCGGGCTATCGATGTAAATATAAACGCACAAAAAACACCTATTTTGATAGTTTGCGATGAAAAGCAAAAATTAACGATGAAAAACGTTTATATGCAGTATGAGGGTAATGAGCCTTTTATATTTGGCAATAAAAACTTGGATCAAGAGGGTGTAAAAGTGTTAAAAACTGATGCCCCATTTATCGCGGATAAATTGAGCATCGAAAAGAACCGCATATGGAATGAGGCTATGTTATTTTTAGGTATTAACAATAATAACATGGATAAAAAAGAGCGTCAGATCAGTGATGAGGTAAACAGCAATCTTGAGCAGATATCCATGTCTAGGCAGATTGGTTTAAATTCAAGAAGACAAGGGGCGGATGAGATCAACAGAATGTTTGGAACAAATATAACTGTAAATTATAACCCAGAGTTAGAGCAGTTATATAACGTCATGGTTTTTGGCCAAGCAGAAGAAGGAGAAAATGTATCACGTGAAACATCTGAAAGTGATGGTGATCTAGATGAGTAAATATACTACAGAGTTACGATATCTTATTCAATCAGGTTTCGATTTGGGATTGAATGATTATCCTATTTTCGATGAAAATTATCGTTCAAAACTAAACGAAAAAATTCTTAATCACTATTACATGCGTGAGATTGGGTTTGAAACGGCAGGATTGTTTAAAAGATACTTAAACGTAAAAATGAATGAGATCATGCCGTATTATAATCAGTTGTATTTATCAGCCCAAATTAAATTCGACCCCTTTGAAACATATTCTACCAGTGAGCAATATGAAAGAGAAACCACAGGAGATAACACCTCTCAAGACGAGGGGGAAAATAAGTCACTGCAAAATGATACGCCTATGGGGTCGCTACAAGACCCGTTTTCAGAAAACTACGCTACAACTTCGCAAAAGACGAATGCAATTAATACTACAAAATTGAATTCTTCTGAAAACGAAAAATATAGTCGTAAATTGTCTGGAAAAAACGACTCAAAATCTAATAGTCAATTATTAATGGAGTATAGGCAAAGTTTTATGAATATTGACATGATGGTTATTGAGGAGTTAGATGTGTTATTTATGCAACTATGGTAAGGAGGTGACAAAAAATGATTGGTAATGTATATCCGTTTTGGCGTTGCTTTAAAGTTATGCCGCTTGTATATGATGAGTCTTTGTCGTATTATGAGGTGCTTTGTAAACTCGCTTACAAAATCAACGAGGTTATTGAGCAATTATCGTCAGATTATTCTGAGATTTACGAATATATAGATAAACAGGATAAATTTACATTAAATTCTGCTAATAACTATACAGATTCAAAAATGTCAGAATTAGAACTTGTTATCAATAACCAATTTACTGTTTTAAGTGATGCTATAAAAAGTGCTGACCAAAAAACAAGATCATGGGTAACAGAGCAGATTACAGATTTAACGATTTGGTTAGAGCAACAGGGCCAATCTATTTATGTGATTAACCCGATTACAGGTTATACTGATACTGTCCAAAATGTGCTTAATGATTTTTATAATTATTTTAACTATTATGCACTTACATGTATTGAGTATGATGGGCTTAATCTTACAGCAGATATGTATGACGCAAAAAATATAACATGTTACCAGTATGATTTTTATGCAAAAAAATATCTGACAGAGGATGATAGATTTTATATGTTTAATCCAGTTACAGGACAAAGAGTTTTTTACAAAAACGTGATAGACTTTTTAGTGTCCTTGCATAGAGAGGACGCGTTAACGTGTACTGGGTATGACGATAAAAATATCACAACAGATGGTTATGATAACTATGATATTACAACTTATCAATATGACTGGGAGGGCAAGACTGTCCTTGCAGTAGCTTAAGGAGGATTAATATATGTCACATACAAACAAAACACCAAACTACGATTTACCACAATTTATCGGTACTGATAAGGCTAGCTGGTTGGGAGATTTAAACCCAGCATTTTTGGCAATTGATGCGGGGATGCAGGCTAACAAGGTTGCCGCGCAGGCGGCAGAAGTTTCGGCTGGAGAAGCTAGTGCCCTGGCGCAATCTGCTAACTCTGTTGCTAACTCTGCTAACAGTTCCGCGACAAACGCGCTGTCAGAAATTGACAACTGGATTGAGATAAATATAGATAACCCAGATCCAACTAATTTTATCCAGTACAACTGCATTTTGCAATTTAATCCAGATTTGGGGATAGCTAGTCTATACAATTTAATAGAGTTTAAAGAGGGATTTACACCTGTTCTTGGTTTGTCCGGTACTCCTTTTATTATTTTGCCTAATCAGTATTTTAACAATACTTTCCAGTCTACGCTATATTTTAGCGGTAATGTTAGTGTATCTGACTCACAAGGCAATATTAGCTATACTAATCCACAATACATAATTGGCAACGGTAAAATATATCTAAAAACATTAGGCGGATCAGTACCTAGTGGCGGGAGATATAGATTCTCAATTTTATCACGCATGTGTTATATCAAAAAATGGTTAAAATAAATGAGTATTTATGACCAAAATTGGAAAAGCTATGCAATGTACGTAACAAGCACAGTAGAGACTAACTGCAATTATGGTAGTGTTGAGTCGTGGGCTATGGCTGGTATTGGTATTATGCAATGGACATATGGCAGGAGTTGGGATTTATTAAATCTGCTAATAACTGATTATCCTGATATTGCTAACCAACTACCAATTTTGTTACCTCAAATCCAGGCAGGTAGAGACGCCTGGGGCGACAAAATTTTTACGCAAAATGAAGCTAATGAGGTTAGTGCTGTGCTTGTTACTGATGAGGGTGTTAACACACAAAATAAGTTGTGGGAGTCAGATTGTGATAATTCTTATATTCCCCTCCTGCGTGATGAGTGCGGAATAACTGATCCTAAAACCGCTATTTTTGGGTTAACTAATTATCATCAATCACCGCAGGCGTTTTATCAGATCTTTAACGGATGCGGTAATTGTAACTATGATGTGTGGTATATGACAGTACTCAATAATGGCATAGTTGGTAGTTATTCTACTCGTCAAAATACAGTAAAAGCCCTGTTGGATGAGTGGGACGGAGAAAGTGGTAAGGAGGGTTTTGGTAACTATGATCCACAACATAGTATCGGCGGAAATCAAAATCAAAATAGTGGTAACCCAGATAATACCTACAAACCTTTTGAGACATCCATAAATATTAAGTCATTACAAAAGTTTGGTAAAACATTCTTTTTATACTTGGATAACCAGGGCACCAACAAAAAAATTGAGTTTTATCAAGCTAGCGATAAATTATGGTTACCAATTTATCGCAACGAAAAAATCCAAGGAGAAACTACTACTACCCCTCAGCCGTCTTATCCAAATACAGGTACAGGCACACCAGACCAGCGTCAACAATTAGTTGACAAAATTTTAAGTTATGAGGGTAAACTCGGCTACTCTCAATCTGGTGATCTGCGTATGTGGCCAGACAATGGTTATGCTGATTGCTCTGGACTAGTATGGCATTGTTACAACAGTGTGGTGGGAGTGGAGATTGGAACGTGGACAGGGACGCAAGTAGAAAACGGAACACTAATCAAAGAGGGTAGTGGGACATTAGACACAAGTGATCTGCTAAATGGAGATTTAGTATTTTTTAACTGGTCGTATCACAATCCGTTTTATGACCATGTAGAAATGTATATAGGTAACAATCAATTATGTGGGCACGGGGGTGACCCCTATTACGGCCCAACAGTCAAGCCGGATGCAGGAGCATACTCAAGGGATGCTTTTGATTGGCAAGTAAGGAGGTATATATGATTATTGATGTATCAAAATGGCAGGGAGTTATTAATTGGGATTCAGTAAACGGCGCTATTGATGGTGCTATTATTCAGTGCGGATTTGGGGACGATATTACTAGTCAAGATGATCCATATTTTTTACGCAACATTGAGGAGTGTAACAGATTGGGTATACCT